AATTCTCAAACATTTTCCGTAATGCAGCAACTGTATTAAAAGTAACGACAAACGGCTCAAGTGCATATCGCTTTGACCAATACGGAACAACAGATAACCCAACAATTTATGTTAAGGCTGGTACTACGGTTGGATTTGATTTAACAGATGACAATGGTGGAACACATCCATTTAAAATTCAAACATCAGGTGGTGTTGATGTATCAGAAGGTATTGTTGAACTAAATAATAATATTGTATATACCGACTTTACACAAGGCGGTGCTTATGCCGGAACATTATTCTGGAAAATTCCTGCATCTTTCTCAGGTAATTACAAATATATCTGTTCTGTACATGGAGGCATGACAGGAACAATCGTTGTTGAAGCAGCCGCAGGTGGCGGTGGTTCAGGTGGTCTTTCAACAAGAACAACAAAAACCACGACAGCAACTTCATTAGCAAACGATGCAACATCAAACACAGATATTGATGGGTTCCCTGCTTTTGGATTAATGAAAATTCAAACTTCACATGCTGCTTGGGTAAGGTTGTATGTTGATACTGCTTCAAGAACAGCAGATGCATCAAGATTAGAAACAACCGATCCTTCTCCTGACGCAGGTGTAATTGCTGAAGTCATTACAACAGGTGCTGAAACAGTTAAATTCGGTCCTGCTGTTATGGGTTGGTTAGAAACAGGTAATATTATCCCAGTAGCAATTAAGAATAAATCAGGAAGCACAAATAACGTTGCCGTCACATTAACTGTATTAGAATTAGAGGCTTAATTAAATGAAGGAATATATTGTCACTCTTCATAATAGAGAAGACCTAGAGGATTTCTATAATGATATGGAAACTCCAGGAGGTGACTTATACATTCCTGATAGAGCAGTTGACTTACAGTTAAGAAGACCAATCAGTCGTAATACTAATTATATGTTAACTTTTGAAGAAGCTGAACAATTAAAAGAAGATCCTAGAGTGTGGGATGTTGCTCCAAAAGATTTGTTAGATGCAATGATTTGCCAACCGTTCGGTTATTCAGAATCAGGAACTTTTAGAAGAAACGCATCTATCTTTCCTCAGAGTTTGGAAAAAAATTGGGGTTTATATCGACACACAGAAACAACTAACCCAGGCGGAAACTGGGGGTCAGATTCAGTTTCAGATAAGTCTGCTTCTTTTACAATTACAGCATCAGGAAAAAATGTTGATGTATTAATTGTGGATGGAAGTATTACAACAACTGCAGGTAATCATCCAGAGTTTGCCGTCAATCCTGACGGTACAGGTGGTACAAGAGTTCAATATTTTAATTGGTTCTCATTAACAAATCAATTAGGATTAGGTTCAAACGGTACTTACGACTATAGCACAGTAGGTTCGACTTCAGATACAAATCACGGCTGTCACGTCGCAGGGACGGTAGCGGGAAATACTTTAGGTTGGGCAAGAGATGCAAATATTTACAGTTTAGAATTTTATTATGGTAATGCTGTAAATAATTCTCCAACAAGTCCTCTTAATACGGAAACTATGTGGGATTATATTCGTGAATGGCACAATACAAAACCAATTAATCCAGACACAGGCCGACGTAATCCTACAATAAGTAATCATAGTTATGGCTATACATATACAAGAGATTCCTTAATCACAAATAATAGTAATTATGACGGTGTAGGAGCAATAAGATATCGTGGTGTTGTTCTTGATGAATATAATACTAATGGAACCGATGTAAGTGATGCACAATTAGAAGCAAGAGGTGTTAATGTGCCAGCTGATGGGAATTGGAATATATCTGCATATTATACTGCATTTGAAGCAGATATTCAGGATGCTATAAATGACGGAGTTATTGTAGTGAACTCAGCCGGAAATCATTATCAAAAAAATGTTTCGTCTAGTGACCAAGATTATGGTAACGAATTGTATTTAAGAAATTTTACTAATTATACTGCTCTCGTTTATTCTAATAGGCCTGGTCTACGTGGCGGTGGAATAATAGATGAAACAATCTTAGTAGGGAGTCTTGACGATGTGTCTAATGAAAGAAAAAGAGCCTCTTCAGTTTGTGGAGATGCAGTAGATGTATTCGCGGCAGGTTCAGGTATTGTAAGTTCTGTATTAACCGGGAGTGTAGCTGACACAAGAAATAGTAGTTTTTACTTAAGTAAATATAGTGGAACAAGTATGGCAAGTCCACAAGTGGCAGGTGTATTGGCATTATTTGCTGAAAGTAATCCAAACTTAACTCAATTAGAAGCACAAGCTTTTATTACAAGCACAGCAACTCCAAATATAATGTATGATACAGGAACTGATAGTTCTACTGACTTTGAAAGTTTACAAGGAGCAGCAAATAAAATTTTATATTGGAAAAACCAAAGACCCGAAACAGGTTTAAGTTTTCCAAAAATTAATGCAAAAGCAAGACCTAGCTCAGGAAGAACTTGGCCTAGACCAAGAATGAGAGTTAAAGGTTAGAAACTGGTAATAAATAAACAAAAATATAGAAGAGTTAACTCAACATGGCAGAAATCTTAACAAACAATTTTAAGAGTGATGTAAATAAAATTTTCATCGCCGACGCAAAAGCGAACGATGATTATTATATGTTTGTTTCTACAATCGGAACATTTAATCCGGTTGACTCTGCTTATTCACAAAATGAGTTTTTAGAAAATACTCTGTTCGGAAAAAGAATTCATCCTGCTGATATTAACTTTATGATAAGATATTATCCTTGGCAGAGAGGAACAGTATATACTCAATTTGATGACACAGTTGATTTAACAGGAACAAACTTTTATGCGGTAGTTGGTCCTAACGATAATGATACTGGAGATTATCGAATTTATAAATGTTTAGATAACGATAACGGTGCATCTGCTGAATCTCCTCCTACATTTGACAATGCTAACTTAAATCAAATTTATGAAACAGCAGACGGTTATGTATGGAAATATATGTATCGTTTAACAACATTACAGTTTGAAGGATACAATGCATTAGGATATATTCCTATTGACCCAGCAGCGGTTATTGAACCTGCTGAAGTTCGAGGTGGGGGTATTTCTGATATTCAAGTTGAGAACCAAAATGGTAACCAAGGTTATCAACAAAAATTTGGAGTGTTGGATTTTATCTTTGGTAGAACAGGTGGCGGTAATGTTCACGGAGAAGTTTCAGTTAGACTTGACCCTGTGAATAATGACTTATCTTCAATTGATAACTATTATGTTGGTCAATATCTTTACATTACAAATCCAAGCTCAAGTGTTACGAATCTATTTAAAATAGATTATTATAAATTTAATGAAGCAAGTGGTTTGGCTGAAATAAGAGTAGGTCCTGAACTTGCGAATCCTTCAAGAGGAAACGTTGAAGGTGCAACACAAGCAAACCCAGTTGTCATTACATCAGTAGGTCATAATCTTGTATCAAGACAACCTATTCGTTTTAGAGATGTAGGTGGTATGACAGAATTGAATGATGACGACGGTGATGGAAATCCAGTTTATTATGTAGTACCAATCGACGATGATACATTCTCATTAAGAACAGACCCAAATTTATCAAACACTTTAGACGGTTCTGGGTTTGGTGCATTTACTTCAGGCGGAACATATGAAGCTGATAAAGATTTAATCACCGCAGGAGTTAAAGTAAACGGACCTGCTAATATTATTCCTAGAGTTGATATTAAAGGGGATGGTGTTGGAGCGGTCGCAATTCCTGTTCTTGAAGATGATGTAATTAATTCAATCACTGTACTAAACAAAGGCTCAGGATACACAAACGTTATCGCAAATGTAGTTGACCCTGCGGTTGATTTCAATCCTGATGACCCAACAACGACAGACGTAAGATGTGTGATAAGACCTATTATTGAACCAAATGGTGGTCATGCATATAATTTAATTGATGAATTAAAATGTAAACATTTTGGAATGTATGGATATATAACTGCAGAAGACAATACTCATATCGGTGATGTAAATACTTACGGTGCTTTAGGTATTGTAAGATCACCTCAATTTAGAAGTGTAGGGTCTGGGTCATGGAGAAGTGGACAATCAAATGCTGTTTCATCTCCTGATGTTTTTGATAATCGTATCGCAGTTACAACCGACGATTATGGAAGTTTAACGGCAAATAGTACTGTGACACAAATTGATGGAAGTAATGAAATTACATTTACCGCACAAGTACATGAAATTGACGCATCAGCAAACACAGTTTATTTAGCAGAATTTATGGGTCCAAACAGAAATAATATTCTTGTAGGTAATGGAGATACATCATTTAACCCTAATCTTGATATTGTATCAGATACAGGACAGAGAATCACAATAAATAATCCAGTAGCAGACAATATTGTATATTCTGATTATATACAAAGAACAGGTGAAGTATATTTCATGGAAGACTTCTTCCCATTAGCAAGAACCGACTTATCAAGAGAAGAATTTAAGTTTGTATTGGAATTTTAAGGAACGTAAGCAAAGATGCCTATTAATAAAAATTTAAACATTGCTCCATACTTCGATGATTACGATGTAGAGAAACAGTTTTATCGAGTTATGTTCAAGCCCGGCTATGCCATTCAGGCAAGAGAGCTTACGCAATTACAAACAATGCTCCAAGGCCAGGTAGAAGCTTTCGGAGATAATGTATTTAAAGAAGGTTCAGTTGTAAAAGGATGTAACTTTACAGAACTTGATGACCTTCAATTCGTTAAAGTTAACGATGGCCCGTCCGGATTTAATGTAACATCTTATATTAGTGGTCCTGCTGTAGAAACACTTCAGGGTCAAGAAGTTGAACTCGATTATGTTTATGAACTTGTTGGTCAATCAACAGGATTGAGAGCAGAAATTGTTCAAGCATCAACAGGTTTCCAAACAAGACCACCAGATTTAAACACATTCTATATTAACTATTTAAATACAACATCAGCGGCAACTCAATTCCAAGCCGGTGAAAACCTTGTAATTAACAGACACAAATACTTAAGAGGTACAACTCAAGAAACTCTTACATCTGAGGCAGTCATAACTCAAGGACTTGCTGTAAGTGCAGGTATTAGTACTCCTCATGTAGGTA